GTGAAGAAGTAGATTTGGTAGTAGGAAATGATGGTTATGATTATGGTGGTAATATAGTTAACGGAAGATATGTTATACCAACAACGGGTTCATACGAATTTTCTTATCAATTAATAGGTGACGGATTAAGTTCAATAGATGTAAATATAACCTTAAGATTAAGGAACGGAACAACAACAATAGATAGTGTTACTCAATTTATAACTGCAGACCCTGCAGACCCTGAATTTGTATTTAATTTAACAGGTTCTTTTAGTGATACATTTACTGCGGGTGATGAAATTAATATACAATTTAGTTCAAACGCAAGTTTAAGTTATCAAGGTACATTAAGAGTTACTGATGCACCTAGTGATATTGTAATACAACCATTATTGGCCGAGGACTACAAAAAGTTAGATTTTATAAGAGATATTATTACTAAGCACAGATTAGTATTGGCACCTGATAAAAATAATTCATCTAACTTCATTATAGAACCATGGGTGAACTATATTGCTACAGGTGACCTGTTTGATTGGACTAAGAAATTAGATGTATCAAAAGACTTTAAAATACAATCATTATTTTATACACAAAAATCTAAAATAGAATATACCGATAGTGAAGGTGGTGATGTATATAACCAAATTTATTTGGACCAGTTCGAAGAGGTATTTGGAACATTAAGGGTTTTTAGTAATAACGAATTACTTGAAGGTGAAAGACAAATAAAAACTCAAGTAATACCATTATTAGTTACACAAGTAAGGGGTGCACAAGCAGCCAATAATGGTATGGATAACACTATTATACCTCAATTATGTATACACGAACCTGAAGAGACCGGTACTCAATTTATACCTATTGATAGTAAAAATAGATATGGATATTATAATGGTTTAAAAGATGTAAACACCTCAGGTTTTTCTGCGATTGATTGGTATGTCGAAGCTGACGCAGCTGGTGCAACAGGGTTTACATATTACCCGATGATAAGTCCATATAATGAATTTCCTGTAAGTGCATCAACAATAGATTTTAATTGGCAACGGGAGGAAGGTTTTATAAAATATGGATTACATAATGAATTTGTTGGTTCATCGATGTATGATGTTTATTGGTCGAGTTATATAAATTCACTTTATGATAAGTGGGCACGACGAGTTACAGCCTACTTCGTATTAAATGCGGAGGACTTAATAAACTTTAGTTATGATGATGTAATCTTTATTAAAGATGCATATTATTATGTAGAAAAAATATATGATGTACCGATGGGTGAAAAAGCAAGTGTAAAAGTAGATTTAATTAAATTATTAGAGAATACACCAAGAGGTGGTACACCAATAGGACCAACAACACCAAGAGCGTTACAATATGAAGTTGATACTTCACTTGGTGATGGTACAGATACCGCATATGCACCTACTTTAATGTATAGAAATACTGCGTTAACTGCAGAAACAACAGATGCATTTTATCAAATAGATTGGGGTGATGGTAATAGAGAATTACTATATTTTAATGATAGTCCATCATATGTAACTGTTAAACAACATACATACTCAAGTAGTGGAACTTATATTATAAGTATTTTAGTAAATAATAATACACCTTGGCGGACCTTTAGTTTGCTTGGTAATCCAAGTTTCCCACCACTTCAAAAAGTCACAAGAGTTGTTGATTGGGGTAATCAATTAGGACAAATAGCTTCACCATTTAAAATATCATTTTCATTACAAGAAAATTTCTATGGAATACCTGGTGATTTGGATACCACAAATATTGGAACAGATGGACTTGAAGATGCATTTACACAGACAATATTCACAGGTGATTGTATTAACTTTACAGCCTTAGGTGAAGATATAAGTAATTTATTTGATGGAAGTAACTTTAATCAAGATATATCAGTTTGGAATGTAAGTGGTGTTACAAATATGGAAAATATGTTCGCAGTAACTCCATTCAATCAAGATATTACAGGATGGGATGTGTCTAATGTAACAAATATGAGTAGTATGTTCGCAAGTGCTACTGCATTTACTCAGAATATTAGTGGTTGGACTACAAGTGCCTGCACAGATATTAGTAATATGTTTGGTAATACTCAATCATTTAATCAACCACTTAATAGTTGGGATGTTTCAAATGTTACATTTATGAACCAAACGTTCTTTAACGGTATATTTAACCAACCTTTAGATAATTGGAATGTTTCAGCTTGTACTCAAATGCAACAAATGTTTATGTTTAATAGTGTATTCAATCAAGATTTAAGTAATTGGGATACTTCTAATGTTGAAACGATGGGTCAGATGTTCTATAGTGCTACTACATTCAATCAAAGTTTAGCAGATTGGGATATAAGTTCTATAAATACAACAAGTGGACTTATTAAGAGTTTTGATGAAATGTTAGATTATTGTGGTATGTCGTCAGTAAATTATAATGCAACTCTTATAGGTTGGGAAGCACAAGGACCCCCAACAGGATTAACATTAGGTGCTCAAGGTTTAAGATACACATTAGGTGGAGCAGCTGAGGCTGCACGAACAAGTTTAACAACAACATATGGTTGGACTATAAACGGTGATACTGGAGTATAATAAAATATATTTATAGATAATGGCTAACGAAGTAAAAGTAGTATTTAAAGTTGATGGTATTGACGGATACATAACTGATTTAGATGAATTACAAACTGCACTATCAAAAACTGATGCAGATACAAAAGATTTATCTAAGTCAACCGACGAACTTAATAAGGAAGTTGATGAAAGTACAAAAACATTAACTGGTTTAAATAATAAATTAAGTGAACTACAAAAAGAGTTACGAGAAACTGAAATAGGAAGTGATGCGTTTGAAGATTTACAGGAACAAATTAAGGGTGTAAAATCTGAATTAGATGATGCAGAAAAAGGACAACAAAGTTTTACCGATACATTAAGTAATGCACCAGGTGCGGTTGGTTCCGTAACGAAATCAGTAAAAGGGTTAGGTGTTGCATTTAAAGCTTTATTGGCTAACCCTATAATATTAGTGATAACAGGTATTGTTGCAGCCGTTACTGCATTATTTAAAGCGTTTACATCAACCAAAGAGGGGGGTGAAGCACTAGACAGAATTATGGCTGGTTTGTCTGCAGTATTTGATGTATTTAGAGATGTATTAGTTACGGTATCAGAAAAATTAATATCAATATTTAGTGACCCGAAACAAGCAATTATAGATTTTGCAACACTAATAAAAGACAATATTGTCAATAGATTTGAAGGGTTATTAGAACTTATACCAGCGTTAGGTGAAGCTGTTGGATTATTATTTGAAGGTGAGTTTACTGCAGCGGGTAAAGTAGCTACTGATGCAGTCGCTAAGGTTACATTAGGTGTCGAAGATTTAACTGATAAAGCACAAGATGCATTTAATGCAGTTGGTGAGGTTATTAATGAAGCAATAGAGGAAGGTACTGAAGCCGCTAGATTAACAGGTATATTACAGGACTTAGCTGACGAAGAAAGGGAACTTAATGTATTACGCGCAGAACAGAATGCATTATTGGCCGAAACTAAATTAAAGGTAGATGATACAACACTTAGTTTGGAGGAACGTAAAGCTGCGTTGGAGGAAGCTGGTGCAGCTGAAACAGCGTTGTTGGAAGACCAACTAAAATTAGAGAATGATAGATTAGATGCACTCGAAGCCTTAGCGGAACAAAGTGATAGTGATGCAGCAACATTAGATGAACTAGCTAACCAACGAATTAAGATTGCTAACTTAGAGGAACAAAGTTTAAATAAACAAACTGAGTTATTAGGTAAACGGAAATCACTAGCTGCAGAACAAAAAGCAATAGATGATGAAGAAGCGGCTAGAGCTAAGGAAAAGTTAGAAAGAGAAACAGAAATAGCTGAGGAAATCAGGCGTAAACAATTAACTGAAAAACAACTTGAGTTAGACGACTTAAGACTAAAATACAAAGAAGAACAAAAACTAGCTAAGGGTAATAAAGATTTACTTAAAAAATTAGACGACCAGTATATTAAAGATAAGGCGGCTATAGAAGAAGAATATAATGATAAACGTGTAGCTGAAGAAAAAGCTACACAAGAAAAACTAAAATCTATATTAGATGAGTTTGTAGATAAAACTTATAAAACAGAAGAAGAAAGATTAGAAGCTGAGGCGTTATTAAGGTTTGAAGCTAGAAACAAAGAATTAGAAGAATTAGGTTTACAAGGTGAAGAGTTAAAAAATGCACAATTACAATTACAAAAAGGTTATGAAGATGAACTCACAAGAATAACCAAAAAAGGTGAGGAAGACAGAGCTGCATTAAGAAAAACAAATGTAGAACAATCATTTAAATTAACCGCAGATGTATTTGGTGCATTACAAGCCCTTAATAGTGCACGAACTGCAGACGATGAAGCTGAAGCCAAAAAGCAGTTTGAGAACAATAAAAAATTCAGTATAGCTCAGGCTTTAATTAGTACAGGACTAGCTGTAAACGCAGCGTTAACCGCAGGTGGTAACCCTATTAAATTGGCTACGGGAGCTCAGTTCGTCGAAGCCGGTATTGCGTTGGCTACAGGTTTGGCTCAGGTTGCTAAAATTAGAGCAACACAATTTCAAGGTGGTGGAGCAAGTGGTGGTGACATACCAACATTAAACCCTGTAGCTGCATTTACACCAGCAACTACATCAAGTTCAGGTGAAGATATAGAATTAGGGGGTAGAGCTGAAGAGCAACCGCAACCGATACAAGCGTATGTATTGTCAACCGATGTTACTAGCGCACAACAAGCCAATCAACAAATAGAAAACTTAAGTAGATTATGAACGAAAAAATAGATAAAATAGTAGAATTAGATATTGACGACGACTTTTTGGATGAAGAGTTGGAAGGAACTGGTGTTGAAATAGTTAGTATTGTTGACCGACCAGCAATAATGGTCGACTTCGAGTATTTTTCAGAACAAAATACTGAGTTAAGAAAAAACCCTGATTGTCCTGACGGGTTCGAACATAAAATGCCAGATGGTACTTGGATGTGTGGTAAAACACATGGATATGATGAAGAGGAATTAAAAAAGAAAAAAAAGAAAAAATATAATGAAGCACAGGAACAAATATTGGCTTTTGCACTGGATGATGATAACGGTGAGTTTATATCTTATGATGATGTTTATTTAGATTTTACAAAAACTAATTTAGGTGTTGGTGATGTAATAAAATCAATAAGGGGTTTAGATATTTTAAAAAGATTAACTATTAAAAAAGACCAACCAGCTGAAATTTTTTGGAGGTATAGTGGTCCTACACCCCAACGAGATTTTTGTAAAGCAATGATAAACTTAGCCAACAGGGGTAAAATATTTACTACTGAGGAAGTTGACCGCATGGCTTCATTAAACCCGAAACTAGCTAAAAGAGGAAGTAGCACTTATGATAAATTACAATGGGCTGGTGGTGTTAACTGCACTCACTACTTCCAAAAGTTAAAAGTATTTAAAGGTGATACAGGTAATAAAGTGGTTATTGCAACAAATGAAGCTGACAACGAAAGAGAAAGTAATGCGATGAAGTCGCAGAATAGTAATCATCCAGGTCCTTTAGGTTCGATACCAAATAACGCTAGAGTTAACTTTAGTATGGACGAAGAAAAAAGAATGGTCGTTGGTCCTTTAATGATACCAAATAAATTCATCTTAAGGCGTGATGATGATGGTAACCCCTTTTATATTTTTTTCAGTAGAAAAACTATTAGAAAAATGGCTGAAAAGTTTTTTAGAGAAGGTAATAATAACAATACAGATGTTAATCACGACGAGAATATCACCAACAAAAATACATTAGTAGAAAGTTGGATAAGTGAAAGTGTTAAAACTGATAAGTCCTATAAATATGGATTTCAATTACCACCGGGAACATGGTATGTAAGTTATAAAATTAATGATGATGATACATGGGAAAAAATAAAATCAGGTGAATTAAAAGGGTTCAGTTTAGCTGGTGGATTTATTCAAAAGATGAAAAGCGTTAACCCTGAAAAAACACTTAATGATATAAAAGATATTTTAAACAAAGTAAAATGATTAAACAGGTGTTAACAGATAAAGTAATATTGTTAAATACGGGGGCAATAACTATATCTTTTTTAGATGTTGAAGCAACACTTAAACTAACTCTTTTATCAATATCTGTATTTTACACAATAATACGAACATATAATGAACTGTGTAAAACTAAGGGTGAGAAAAAGTAATCTTAATATTTATTATTAAATAAACTATAAAATCAATTAATATGACAGCACACGAAGCTTTAGGAAAAATTAGAGTTATGTTAGGATTAGAGGAAGTAGAAAGTGAAACTACTGTAGTCGAAACTGAAACAGAAACTACTAATGTTGAACTAGCGGAAGCTACATTATTAGATGGTACTGTTGTTAAAACCGAAGGTGACTTTGAAGTAGGTAAACAGTTATTCGTTGTAACGGAAGATGGTGATATACCAGCTCCACCAGCGAGACACGAAACTACTGACGGAGTAATTCTTGTGGTTGACGACGAAGGTATCATTACTGAAATTGAGGAAGTAGTCGTTGAAGAAGAAACAGAAGTAGAAGAAAACTTTAGTGACGACTTAATTAATCAGTTGGTCGGTGCACTCCAACCATCATTAGATAAAATCGAAGAATTATCTAACGAGGTAAAAGCACTAAAAGGTCAGTTCCATGAATTTAGGGACGAACCAGGAAGTCCAAAGATTTATAATAATCTGAACGACATAAATAAGGACGAACAAAGTATCATGAGTGGTCGTATGGCTAAGATACTTGAAGTCCGTAGAAATAAAAATAAATAAAAATTAATTAATCATGGGATTTGATATTTCAACAATTAATACTTATGTAGATGAGAACTCATTTGAACTTATCAGTAAGGCGGTATTAGAAACACCCTTAGCCGATTACTTTAATGTTAGAGTAGGACTACAGGCTGGTTCAAATAAGATACCTATTATGAACGGTGACTTTTTCGTTCAAGATGGAGGTTCGTGTGGATACACTACTTCAGGTGATACAACCATAACACAAATTGACTTAAACCTTAAACAAGCTAAGGTTAACCAAAGTTATTGTCCTGAGACCCTCAGAACCACATTCTTAAGTCAATCACTAGCTGCAGGTCAGTTCGCAGGTAACGAAAGTATACCAGTCGAGCAATTAATGGCTGAGTACTTCGTTAAAAAATTAAATAACTTTAACGAGAATTACCTTGTAAACGGTGATGGTTCATATAGTGGTTTGACTCAGATTATTACTGCAGGTAACGGAGCTACTTTAACACCATCTAGTGCATGCACATGGACGGTATCTACGGCTGTTGGATTCGCACAAGATATGTACTCAAATTTACCTGATGAGGTAATGATGATGGACGACCTTATCTTAATCTTATCACCACAACAGTATAGAGTTATGCAGTTGGCAATTACTCAGGAAAATTATTACCATATTGCACCAGGTGAACCTATTGTAGTTCCCGGTACATCGGTAAGAGTTGTACCTTCATTAGGTTGCACGAATTCACAAAAGTTCATGGGTAGTACATCTACTCTTTACTTAGGTACGGACTTAAGTTCAGACTTCGAGCAATTTAGAGTATTTTACTCAGCTGATAACGACGAAGTTAGGTCACTTATGAAGTGGGCGATTGGCGTAGCCGTCACTCAACCTGAATTATGGGTGTACTGCGCATAACAATAAACTATTAAAAAATTATAAAATATGCCTTGTAATTTAGCATCAGGAGTTAGTTTGGATTGTAGAACAAATTTAGGCGGTATCGCATCCGTTTACATCGGTTCAACAACAGGCTACGACATAACACTTTTAGGGGAGAGCGCTAGCGATAATAGTATTACTGGATTTACATTCGGGTCAGCACCAACTACGGTTGACGCAGTTGCAGATTTAACTGTAGCACCTATGTATGAATTTCAGCAACCTAGACAAGCAGCAACTCTTACTGAAACAGGTAACTTTGATGAAGCTAACGGAGTGGCGTTTTATGAAAGTAGTTTAACTATTGTAATAAATAAACTTCAAGCAGACCATCTGGAAGCTTTGGATATTCTAGGTCAAAATACCAAATTAGTAGTAGTTATCCGTGATAACAACGGAAAATACTTTACTATTGGTAATGAGACTGGAGCGATTGTATCGGCGTCAACATCTGACACGGGTACAGCGTTTGGAGACAGAAATGGTATTACCATTACATTCTTAGGTTATTCAACTCAACCATTATTAGAAGTTGCATTCGCAGCGTAATAATAATGACTATATAAAATGAAAAAGGGGGTGTAAAGCCCCCTTTTTTTATATTTATTAATATGGTAATAGATTTACGTAATATAAACAATTTGGTGTATTTTAATGGTACTTTACCAAATTATGATGCATATAGGCTGCGATTAGTGAGTAGATACAGCAATAAGGGTATGCGTAATACTGAAGGTGTTATTGATGTTGTATTATATACTCAGACTACTGAATGGTTTAGTATGAAGTATGTTAGTATACCATCTAACTTTAATAATGAAATTAATGATTATTATGATTGCTATTTGGAAGGTCAGTGTCCTGATAGTAGTTACCAAGAAATACAAAAAGTATTATGTAAAGTTATTAATAATTTTAGTGCAGATAACCCTGATGTTAACTATATTAGTAATAACGAAGATAACGAACAATATATATATTTTATAGATGAATAATTTAAAAATTTTAGAATTTAAAGCTTTAGATTTACCTGAATTTTATGAAGTGAGAGGTAAAGACTGGGTAACTTTTGGTAAAGATAACATGTACCCCGATAAAATTATAGAACTATTTAATACTTCGGCTATGAACGGAACTGCAATACATTCGATTACAGACGCTGTAATAGGTGAAGGTATAGCCGAGTATGGTGATACGGTAATTAATCAATTAGGTGATACTCTAAACGACTTATATCAAAAGATAGCGTTGGACTATGTTTTGTTCGGTGGGTATAGTTTAAATGTAATATGGAACAGGGGTGGTGATAAAGTAGTAGAAATATACCACTTATGTTTTGATAAAGTCCGTAGTGGTAAAATGAACGAAGAAGATATTGTCGATGATTATTATTATAGTTCAAACTGGGCTAATACAAGAAAGTATAAACCAGTAAGGTATAAAAGTTATGACACTACAAATAACAGAGGTGATAACGCATCACAAATATTTTATTGTTTTGATTATACACCAGGTAATTTAATATACCCTTTACCATCTTATGTTGGAGCTTTAAATGATATTCAACTCGATGCACGGATTAGTAAGTATCATAACGCCCAAATTTCTAACGGATTTAGTGGTGGTATTTTTATCAACATGCCAAATGGAGAACCTACACCTGAGGAACAAAGAATGTTATACAGGGACTTAGAAAAATCGTTTACAGGTGAGGACAACGCTGGCAGGTTATTTTTATCATTCAGTGAAGGGGCTGAGTTGGCACCACAAGTTCAAGCAATAACTTCAGCTAACGATGATTATTATACTACTTTGGAACAAAGAATTAGTAGTAGAATACTTACGGCGCACCGCATAACCTCAGGAAAATTAATCGGGGTTCGCGATGAAGGTGGATTAGGTAATAATGCAGATGAAATACAAGTTGCATATACACACTTCGCATCGACGGCTATTGAACCGAAACAGAAAAAGATTAATAAGTGTTTAAATACAATACTAACTGCATTTGGTATCGACCAACCTATACAGATTATACCAGCACAAATTGACTTTAATAAACAAATATCAGGAGAAGTATAATGGCGTATACATTATTTATAAGTGAAAGTAGATTAAAAAGATTGACTGCGGTACATGAAAACCTTGAACCACAAGAGTTAACACCCTTTGTTATTCAAGCACAAGATGTATATGTGCAGGATTTATTAGGAACAAAATTTTATAATAATTTAAAAACTAGAGTTATTAGTGGCACTACTAGTACTCAAGAGGTAAATTTATTAAACGATTATATTGCACCGATGTTGGCGAACTACTCAGTGTATTTGGCTTTACCATCTTTTAATTATAAGATGAAAAATAAATCAGTATTAAACCCCTCAGCCGAGGAAGCACAAAATACAGACTTAAGTGAATTAAAATACTTAAGAGGAAGTGTAAAAGATACTGCAGATTTTTACAGAGAAAGAACTAGAGAATTTTTAATAGATAACGATACTGACTTCCCTGATTATATTAACCCTGGTATCGATGGTATGATGCCTGACAAAAGAAATGCATATAGTTCAGGTATTGTAATACCCCGTGGTGACGATTGCTGCACATGGGCTGACTTAAACAGGGCTGACCCTAATAACCCGTAATACTTTTTTTTTATAAGATAAAAGGGGTCACGTTTGACCCCTTTTTTTGTTACCGACTATATGAAAATAAAAAGTATAACATTAAAATGAGTTAGTCGATAACACCACTATACTTAAATATATTACCTTCACCGTTCCACCTTGATAAATCAATCATTTTATCTTCGATTAATTGTGCGGTTCGTTCCTGCATATCTGCATATAATTCATCAGTTCTTTTACGAACTTTGGGTGTTGTTATTGTAGTATTACCTACTTTTTGTGTTTGTAATTGATTGTAGCGTCTGAACGCCTCTTTTCTTTTAATACTCATTTTAATATTATTTTTAAGGTTTATAATAATAAATATATACTTATTTACAAAAAGATAAATACTTAATCAAAAAAATATATTTATTATTATGACATTTAAATCACAACAACCATTAGGAAGGTTTTGGAAGGAAGTACAATTTACACAAATAGATTATATTAATACAGCTAGATTTTTATCTAAGTTAGGATATGATATAAATAAAAATATACATACTCAATTTATGGAGAAATATAATTTAATTAAAGATTATGATAGAGATATTGTGTAAGTATTTTTTCTGAGCTTTTTGATAACCCCTTATAATTTTTAACTAACCATTTAATGTAATTTTTTGGTAAATCAGATAAATGTTTACCCTTGTGTTTACCAACAACCATTATATCATCCGTGTATCTAAATGGTTGCAACTCTTTATTCTTTGGACTATTTAACTCTTTATAAAATTTTTCCGTGTGTTGTTGGTGCCTAAAGTTACCCTTTTTATCTAATGCATCTATTTTTTTCATGTTATTTTTTATTTCAAAGATAGATAAAAATAATTAAGTATACAAGTTTTTTTTATTAACACATATATTTATAAAAAACATAACAGGGGTGTTAACTTACCTGACCCCTAACGGAAATGATAACTCCACAATAATCTCAAGGTAATTACTTATCCAAAGGGTACTGAGATGCAATGTCCCACCACCGACAACATCCATCTCCATGAATGAACTTAGAATGGAGTGTATCTGATTATTACTGATTAATAGGTGAATAAAGAAAAGCGTATTAATCACAAGTTATAAGGGCAACAACTTTATAAGGGAGGGGGTAATAATAAAGAATAGGTAATCAAAGAATAAACCTTAAGAATATAGGGTTCATTCAAAAAGGGTGGTATGCATAAAAAAAGGGAGCCACTACAGCTCCCTTTAATTTTCCTTAAAAACAATATTTGTCGGGCAACAAGTATTATTAATCATAAATATAAAAAAATTTATAGTTAACCAGGCTTTTTTTAAATTACAAAGTATTTATAATATATAATAAACTTATTAACAAAAAAAACATGGAATATCGGGCAACTAAAGATGGTAAAATCATCAATGCACACGGAAAAGTATTAAAACCTTATACACACACTGACGGGTATAAACAATTTAAAATGTATGATAGTGGTAAAACAACACCTATGTATGTGCATAGATATGTATGGATTTGTCACAAGGGTAATATACAAGAGGGTATGCAGATTAATCATATTAATAGTGATAAAACTGATAACAGGTTGGAGAACTTAGAAATGATAACACATACGGAGAATATTAGAAAAAGAGAGTATTGTAAATTAAGTATGAATATTTGTAAAGAAATTAGAAATAAATATATGAATACAGATATTAGTATGAAAAATTTAGGTATCGAGTATGGTGTGCATGAAACAACAATACATAACTGCATTCATAAAATAACATGGAGTTAAATACATGGATAAATAAAAACTACAAAGACCTTAGAGATACTTTAAAAAATATAATGAAACAAGAGCAACACTTAGTAGATGATTTGTTACATGAACTATTATTAGAATTTATACAAAAACCTGTAGCACAAAAAGTAGTTGATGATGGTGTAGCCAAATTTTATATTATTCGTATGGCTTTAAACCAGTATAAAAGTAGTAGTAGTCCTTTTTATAAAAAATATAAAAAACATATAAATAATAACGAAAGGTACTTAAGTAACGAATGGTGGGAAAGTATAAGTGATACCAACGAATATAATATCGAGTTGGATAGATTAATTAATTTAAATTTAGATATTATTGAAGAGTTATTGTTATCAGATGATATAAAAGAAAAAAATGCAGCTTTTACAATAATGTTATGGTATAGTAACGATATGAATTTTGCAGAGGTTGCCCGTTGTTTAAAAGTATCAAGGTCGACATATCGAAGGCAATTCGATAACGCAACAAAAATAGTAATACAAAAAATAAAAGGTAGAGATACAAATATAACATATAATCAATTACCATTAAAAATATTTACAACAAAATTATTAAAAGGATATGGAAAAAAACGAAGATATTAATTATCACGACAATAAGGACATTAAATTAAAGAAAAGGGGTAGACCATCTAAAAAGAAAGAAAGTGTCCCTACACCCACTCAAACTCCGTCAGAGAAAGAAATATGGGCTCAGTGGGTAAAAGACAATAGGATACAATTTATGAACTCAGGAAAAAAGAGCAATGAATTTATTAATAATGTATATAAAGCGTATAATGCAATATATGATACAAATAAAAGTAGGGGGAAGTGTGGTATATGCGATTGGAACATAATATTAGAAATAAAGAAAAGATACTTTTAAAAGATGAATATACCAACATTAGAAAAACCATATCATTATGAAGGGGGAAATTATTATGAAGACCCCAAAGAGTATCAAGAAATAATAAAAGAGTTTTTAACAAAAAATAATATTTATTATAGTAATGGCAAATAAAAAAATAGATAAAAGAAGTACAAATAAGGGGAGTATTAAAAAAGGTGAAGTCCGTAACCCAAGAGGAAGGGGTAAAGGAACCCCTAACAAAAGTACTGCAGAAATCAGGGAAGCGTACCAGAAATTAGTCGATGATAACTTAGACAATATGAAGGTATGGTTGGAGAAAGTTGCAGAGGACGACCCTAACAAAGCTTTAGATATGATGTTAAAGTTATCAGAGTACTTTATACCTAAACTAGCCCGTCAAGAGTTAACTGGTCCTGACGGTAAAGATTTATTCAAAGATATTAAGTTTGAGTTCGGTGATTAAAGTGAAAGGGTTTACACCACATACTAATCAAAAAAAAATTATTGATAGTATATTAGGGGGTGAGGAAAAACACCATATAATAAGTGTTGGTCGTCAGTTTGGTAAATCATTAATGGGTATGAACTTATTATTATACTGGTCGATAAATAATAAACCATGTAAAATATTGTGGGTATCACCGGTATATAGTCAGACCAACAAAGTACAGAAAGAGTTGGAACGAGCCATCAGTCCGTCAGGGTTTGTTAAAACATGTAACTTCAGTGAAAGTTATATTGAGTTAAAAAACGGAAGTGAAATATACTTCAGGTCTGCAGAAAGATACGACAACATAAGGGGTTATACTTTTGATTATGCAATATTAGATGAAGCTGCATTTATGAAGGAAGAAACATGGACTGAAGCCGTAAGACCCACCTTAGCTGTTAAAGGAAAGAAAGCTTTATTTTTATCGACACCAAAGGGTAAAAACTGGTTCTATAATTTATATAATTTAGGACTAAGTAAAGATTACGATAACTATAAATCATATCAGGGTTCAAGTTATGATACCCCTTATATTAATCCAAAAGAAATAATAGATGCACGAAAGACTTTACCTGAGGGAGTTTTTAAACAAGAGTATCTAGCTGAGTTTTTAGATGGAGGGGGTGAGGTGTTTACAAATTTGGAGGTAAATAGTTTTGAAAAATACCCACAAAAACAAGGACAAATATATGCAGGTATCGACTTAGGACGACATGAAGATTATACGGTAATAACATGTGTAGATTCAACTGGTAATGTAATAGATATATATAGAACAAATAAAAGGGAGTGGAGGGTGATTATTGATGAACTTATAATAATACTTAATCAACATAAAGCTATTGGACTTGTCGAAGTTAATAGTATAGGTGATGTAATATTCGAACAACTAAAAAATAAGTACAAAGATATTCACCCATTCACTACAACGAATAAATCTAAAATGGAACTAATAGAAGGGTTAATTTTAGACTTAAACGAAGGGGCTATAGGTATACCATCAAAAAACTTATTTAACCCCTTATATCAAGAGTTAGAGGTTTTTACTTATGATTATAATCCAAAGACACGAAGTATTAAATACGGACACCCTACAGGTTTACACGACGACTGCGTTATTAGTCTAGCCTT